GCCTTCAAAAAGAATGTGGCCACCGAAGTTAAGGCTGGTAAGCCAGTTAAACAAAGCGTAGCTATTGCATATGCAGTTAAGCGTGAAGTAAAAAACAAATCCAAGAAAAAATGAATAAGTTTGCAAACAATGGTACTTTGCCGGCTAATCTAAGATTAAACCAACGAAGATATGATGCAAAAAAGAAATATGGCATTACATTAGAAAAAGCGGATAAATTAAGACAAGAAAATTGTGAAATTTGCGGTAAAAAAGAAGCAAAAATGTGCATTGACCATAAAGAACCACAAACTTATCGTGGTGTTTTATGTCAACAATGTAATACCAGGCTAGGATGGCTGGAAAAAAACTTAAATGTAATTTTAGAATATTTAAAAAAAGGACCTCAAAAATGAGTTTAGATACATTGAAACTAGAATTTAGCCATTCCGTACAGGAAATGGAAATCATCCTAGCTGGCCTTAAAAAGCTACCTATGGAATTGGTAATGGAATTGTATGCAAAGCTTCATGCAAGCGCCAAACAACAAGTAGATGACCATTTAGCGGCACAAGCACCAGCGATTAATCCTAACGACATTACGATTACATCCGAAGGTAGCCCAGCCCAAGCAGAAGCTACTACAACTGTTGCGTAAATACCACAAAAAGTATTTATAATTCAAGAATATGGACGAACAAACGAATAATTCAAAAGGTGGACAGCCTGGCAACAACAACGCCAGCAAGAATAAGCCATTCCTAGATGCTATGCGTAGGGCGTTAGCCCAGAATCCCCAAAAGATTGCCAAGATAGTAGATAAGGTTCTTGACCAAGCAGAAGCCGGTGAAGCATGGGCCGTAAAAGAAGTAGCGGATAGACTAGATGGCAAGGCAATCGCCATTCAAGAAATCCAAGGACCTAATGGTTCTGAACTTAAAACTGGCGTAGTAATAACGTTTGTGGAACCTGATGGAACCATCACAACAGATTAAAGATGCCATTGCTAGGGAACGGTTTCCAGCCAAATTAAGATGCTTATTTGAACCTAAGCAATCACGCTATAGAATCCTGTACGGTGGACGTGGGGGTGCAAAATCTTGGGGAATTTCCCGTGCATTATTGATTAAGGGCATTAAAAACCCTATTCGTGTTCTATGCGCCCGTGAGTTCCAAACCAGCATTAAGGATTCTGTCCACAAGTTATTGAGTGACCAAATTTATGCCATGGGATTGGAAGCCCATTATGAAATTACCCAAAACACCATTAGGGGTATCAACGGTTCTGAATTTATCTTTGCCGGCATAAAAAACAATATCAACGGTCTAAAATCTATCGAAGGAATTGATATTTGCTGGGTAGAGGAAGCCAACAACGTTAGTTCCCTGTCCTGGGGAGTATTGATACCTACCATCCGTAAAGAAAACAGCGAAATCTGGATAAGCTTTAACCCAGAACTGCCCACGGATGAAACCTATAAGCGCTTTGTATTAAATCCGCCAGATAACGCCATTGTTACCAAGCTTAATTGGAGTGACAATCCATACTTTCCAGAAGTATTGGACATAGAACGCCGACAGTTAAAAGCACGTGACCCAGAAGCATATAACAACGTATGGGAAGGTATTCCACGCCAGACTATTGACGGTGCCATCTTTGCTAAAGAAATGACTATGGCTGAATTACAGGGCCGTATTACAAATGTTCCGTATGACGGAACTAAAGGCGTTCATGTTGTGTTCGATTTGGGGTGGAATGACCATACGGCCGTGTGGTTTGTCCAGCTATTCCCAACGGAAACACGGCTTATTCGATACCTGGAAGATAGACAACAAACGATTAGCTATTGGTTGGCAAAAATTCAGTCATTTGGTTACATGATTGATACCATCTGGTTGCCACACGATGCAAAAGCAAAGTCCTTAGGAACTGGTCGTTCCATAGAGGAAATTGTACGACAAACTGGTTTAATGACAAAAGTTTTAGACCGTGTTCCAGTTTCAGATTCCATTAATGCGGCACGAACAATCTTCAGCAAATGCTATTTTGATAGGCAAAATTGCGAAGAAGGCTTACAATGCTTAAGACATTACCGGTATGATGTTGACCCCGAAACGAAACAGTTTAGTCAGAAGCCACTTCACGACCATTACAGTAACGGGGCCGATGCCTTCAGGTACATAGGATTAATGATTAACGAACCAAGGAAGCCGCCCAAAAGGACGGTTCCGCACGTTCAATCTAGTTGGATGGGATAAATTATGGCTGAAACGGTTGAATACGATTACGACCCACGAATTGAGGATGCAAAACAATTCCTAAGATTTGCGGCCGATGCCGACACCAATAACCGTTCAGAAGCCCTTGATGACCTAAAGTTTGCTGGTGGCGACCAATGGCCAGTTGAAATCCAAAACAGCCGTTCAGTCGAAAGCCGTCCTTGCCTAACAATCAATAAGGTGGATGCGTATATCCGCCAGCTATGTAATCAACAACGTCAGCAACGCCCACGCATGAAGGCGCATGGTATGAATCATGAATCTGACGAAAAAATGGCAGAAATCATTACTGGTATCTGCCGTCATATTGAAAATCAATCCAATGCAGACCACGCATATGACACCGCTTATGAATCAGCCGTGCGTATGGGTTGGGGATATTGGCGTGTAAATACCAAATATGTAAATGAAAAGTCATTTGACCAAGAAATCTACATTGATACGATTGACAACCCCTTTACCGTATATTTTGACCCCAATTCGGTGCTACCTGACGGTTCAGATGCCGAAAAAGTGTTAATCACAACGGTAATCCCTAAAGAAAACTTCAGGGCTATGTACCCAGGCGCCGAAGATGGAAGCGGATTTAGCGCACGTGGTACAGGCGATAGCAACGCTGAATGGGTAATGAAGGAAGATATTCGCCTTGCTGAATACTTTTATACCAAGATTGTGAACACCGAACTTATTCTATTGTCCGATGGCACGCACGTTTATGAAGATGAAATGCCAAATCCAGACCTTTTGGAAGCCGCTGGCATTTATGAAGTGTCCAGACGTACATCATGGCGCAAAGAAATCCATTGGTGCAAGCTAACAGCCATGCAAATCCTTGAAGAAGGGCGTTGGATTGGTAAGCACATTCCAGTTATTCCTACTTATGGTCAACAACTGGTTATTGAAGGCAAACGTAAGAAGTTTGGTCTAGTACGTATGGCCAAAGACCCACAAAGAATGTATAACTTTTGGGTTACATCAATTACTGAATCGATCGCCCTGGCGCCCAAAGCCAAATGGATTATGGCGGAAGGACAAGATGAGGGTCACGAAAACGAGTGGTCACAAGCTAATACTAAAACCATGGCTTATTTACGGTATAAGCAGACTGATACCGATGGCCAACCGGCACCACCCCCCATCCGCCAAGCACCGGAACAACCGCCAGCGGGAATTATGTCAGCGGCGGCGGGAATTAATGCAGACTTAATGGCAGTTGTAGGTATTTATGACCCAAGCCAGCTTCCACAAGGCAATGTGTCAGGAAAAGCCCTACAAGGTCAGCAAATGCAAGTGGACATGACCAATTTCCACTATTACGACAATTTGACACGTTCTATTGCCCATACAGGTCGCATCATTCTTGACTTGATTCCTAAGATTTATGACAAAGAACGGGTAATGCGAATTATTGGGGATGATGGAAAGCCAAAAGTTATTACTATTAATCAGCGTGGTACAGACGAACAGGGCGTTGAAAAGATTTTAAATGACGTAACCGTTGGTCAATATGACATTGTTATGGACACCGGCCCTGGCTACAGCACTAAGCGCCAAGAAGCCGTTGAATCTATGATGGCCGCCCTGACAGCTAACCCTAATTTGTTTGGTCAAATCGGTGATTTGGTGTTCCGTAACATGGATTTCCCAGGTGCAGACGTTATTGCAGACCGTTTGGCTTCTGTTAACCCATTGGCTAAGATTGATGACAATTCAAGCGTTCCGCCACAGGTTCAGATGCAGATTCAGCAGATGCAAGCCGCAATGCAACAAATGGACCAGCAAAATCAGCAGTTACAAATGATGATTAAACAGCGCCAAGACATTGAACAGGTTAAACAAGCCCATGAGGACCAAAGGGCAATCCTTAATGCTGGCGTTAAAGTGCATGACCAAAACACACGGTCAATTACTAGCCAAAATAAAATGGAAATTGATGCAATTATGGAACTTTTGTTACACCATATGGACACCAATCGCCTTGAAAAAGAAATTGCCGCCCGTAACCGTGAACAGTATGAATACATGGGTCAAGCAAATGTCGGATTAGGACAAGGAAATGTTGCACAACCACAATAAAGTGTTGTAATATAGTCACAACCTACCGTTGGGTTCAGCGGGTCAAATCTTGGAGTTATCCATGTCAGAAGCAAATGTAGCAGAACGTTTGGCATCAAACGTTGTAACAAGTGAAAATGTAGTTGAATGGAATGTTAATAAGTTAGGTTTAGCTACCGAACCGGCCCAAACTGCGGCTGAAACCGTTGAGGAAACTCCAGTTTCAGAGCCAGTAGCCGAAGAAGGTCAGAGTGAACCAGCCGTAACTGAACAGGAAACGACCGAAACAGAGGAACGAAAACCCAACCCCAAGTTGGAAAAGCGGTTTTCAGAGTTGACCAAAGCACGTAAAGCGGCAGAAGAACAAGCCGCCCAAGAACGTGCCGCTAGGGAAGCGCTGGAAGCACGTTTGCAAGCTTTAGAAGGACAGCAATCGAATAAGAAAACGAATGAGGTCAATACAAAGCCACAACCTGATGACTATGCAGATGCGTTTAGATACGCTGAAGCCTTAGCAGAATGGTCAGCAAACGAAGCAGTAGCAAGACGTGAACAGGAAATAAAGCAACAAGCTGAACAAGCCAAGCAACAAGAAGTAATGAAAACTTGGCAACAAAAGCTTGAAGCAGTTAAAGCTGAATTACCTGATTACGAAGATATGGTTGCATCATCAACCGTTGCTGTAAGTGATGCGGTGCGTGATGCGATTTTGGAAAGTGATGTTGGTCCACGGATTCTGTACGAATTAGCTTCAGATGATGAACTGGGCGCCAAAATTGCAAACCTATCTACTGCACAAGCTTTGAAAATGATTGGTAAGTTGGAAGCGAAGTTTGAAGCGAAAGCCGAAGAACCAGCTATTAGTAAGCCTGTTGCGGTGAAGTCTAATGCACCGAAACCTATTAATCCTATTCGTGGTACTGGCAGTCAAAGCGTTTATACAGATGGCGAACAAATTGACTATCAAGCTTGGAAAGCCGGCCGCAAATTAGGAAAGATTCGTTAAGGTAACAATTTAATTTATCCTTAAAGGAATTAGTATCATGGCAAATAATTTATTGACGATTTCAAAAATTACTAATGAAGCTTTGATGGTTCTAGAAAACGAACTAACATTTACTTCTGAAGTTGACCGCAATTATGATGATCAGTTCGCTGTCGTTGGTGGAAAAATTGGCGCAACCGTTAACGTAAGACGTCCTGGACGCTTCGTTGGTGCGACAGGTCCCGCCCTTTCGGTCGAGGATTTTAACGAAACTTCTGTACCAGTCACATTGACAACTCAATTCCAAGTTGCGACCCAGTTCACAACCCAAGATTTGGCATTGTCTTTGGATATGTTTTCGGACAGAGTTTTGAAACCCGCTGTAGCAACTATTGCAAATAAGATGGACCGTGATGGTTTGTTGATGGCTAAAAACAATACTGCAAACATCGTTGGTACCGCTGGTACAGCACCAACTGGTTTGATTACCTACTTGACAGCCGCCGCTTACCTTGATTCTGAAGGTGCGCCACGTGACGGTCGCCGTAGCTGTATCGTTGAGCCATTCACATCAGCAACTATTGTTGATAGCTTAAAAGGTTTGTTCGTTCCACAAGAAGCAATTGGCGAACAGTATCGTAAAGGCTTGATGGGTCGGGATTCCGGCGGCATGAACTGGAAAATGGACCAAAACGTTCAGGCACAAACATTTGGTAGCTACTCCGGTGCTACATTGTCTTGTAACGTTACAACTGCAACTGGTTTCTTGACTTCAGGTTGGGCGCAAACTTCTACCATCACTATTGGTGCTACAAGTGCGGCCGCTACATTGAACCAAGGTGACACATTCACCATCAACGGTGTTTATGCAGTTAACCCACAAAACCGTCAAGCTTACGGTTCAGGCAAACTACGTTCATTCGTAGTTACTTCAGCCGTGTCTATCAGTTCTGGTGGTACTGCTTCTGTTACTGTTTCCCCAGCCGTTATTACTGCTGGTCAGTTCCAGAACGTTAGCGTAACTTCAACTGGTTCACAGACTGTTAATCCTTTCAACAACACCGGTACAACTTCTTCACAAAACATCATCATGCACCGCAATGCGTTTACGCTTGCAGTAGCTGACCTTGAGTTGCCTGAAGGCGTTCACTTTGCTGGTCGTGCATCTGATAAGGAAATTGGTTTGAGTATGCGTGTGGTTCGCCAATATACAATTAATAACGATTCCATTCCTACACGTTTGGATGTGTTGTATGGCTGGGCTCCACTCTACCCAGAACTCGCTTGCCGTGTTGCATCGTAAGCATTAATTAGTGGGGCCTAAAAACCCCACTTTTTTAAACCAAATTAAAGGAAATAATCATGAGCAATCCAGGACCAGCATCAACCCAAACGATTCACCCATCAAATCTAGCTTCTAACCAAGCTATCCGTTTGATTGGTGTTTTAGTTGGCGCAAACTTGAACCAAGGTAACAACACAGATTTGTTAATCCCAGTTCAAAACACAACTAACTTTTCAGTTAGCAACGTAATCGTTACCAACGCATCTACCAGCTTGTCATCGGCCACTATTGGTCTATACCCAGCCGCTAATGCACAAGGTACAGCTATCGTTGCTGGCGCTACTGCACTATCAGGCAATACCGGTGCTTCAGTAGTTAACCAGTTAACTGTTGCTTCTACTGCAACCCAAGCTGAACAAAATTTGTATGTTCGTATTGGTACAGCACAAGCCGCTACCGCTGACATTTATGTTTACGGTTACGACTTTAGCAACTACAACTTAACAAACCCTATTGGGGCTTAATTAAGTAAGAAGTAAAGGGAAAGCCATCCTCAAAAGGGGTGGCTTTTTTCCTATTTGGACTTATAATTAATCATCCTCATTTAAAGGAAAAATCATGTCATCTACTACCGTTACACGTGGCAATGCCCACGAAACTTTTTATATTTCTGTACCTTTGACACCTACCGCAGTTGCAACTTCAGGCGCATCACAAACTTATGCTTTGCCTGGATTACAAACAACTGACCTAGTATTTGTTCAAGGCGTTGTTGGTTCACAAACTGCTGGTGTTGTTGCCGCTGAAGCTGATTGCTTGGCCGCTAACGTATTGACTGTTCAATGGATTAATGCAACTGGTTCTAGCGCAACTCCAGCAACCGGTAATTACATTATTCAAATTACACGTGCTGAAGGCCCATTGCCAGCAACGGCGGTTTAATCATGGCTAACACTTCGGTATATCGCTTTATTGGCCCCACAACGGCAATTACCGTTAGTGGAACGTCATCTACTGCTGTAACTATTACCCCAGCCGGCAACGACCAAATCAACTATTGTGGTTTCCTCAATACTGGTGCAAACCCTGTTGCTATTACCATTACCCCAGTAGTTCAGGGTGTTGGTTCAGCACCAGCGGCGGTCTTGCCAACTGGCGGGAATAGCAGTCAATCATTTGTATTGGGCGTAGCAATGTCCCAACCTACAGTCATTGCAGTACCACAGATTTTCAGCATTACCACTATTGGTACTTCTGGAACTTTGTATGTAATGCCAATGGCCGACCAATCATAAGGAATAATTATGGCAAACCCAGGCGTAGCTAGTAGTTCAGTAATCAATCTTTTGCCCGTACAGGCCGAATATGATGCCAATGGCAATTGCCTGGGTCTTTTTGGTCAAGGCGGAAACGCATTACAAACACCAATAAATGCTACTAATTTAAGTGTTGAAGGAAATTTAGTAATTTCTGGTTCAAACCCAACATTAGGTTCTGGTTGGGGTACAAATCCTTCTATTTTGGCTAACAACACATTTTGTTTTAAGGTAACGGTTGGTACTGGCGGTGCGGCTAATGGAACAATTAACCTTCCAACTGCACCTAATGGATGGTTAGGATTTGCGGCAGACGTTACTAGCGGCAATGCAGTATTTTTGCAATTAACAGGAAGCACAGCAACATCAGTAACTTTTACTAGTTATTCAGTTACTACTGGTGCGGCCGCTAACATGACTGCTGGGGACATTGTTTTAGTCAACTGCATCGCTTATTAAGGTCTAGCATGACTAGTCCATCAAATTCTGCAATACAGAATTTATTACCCGTTCAAGCTTATTTTAACCTTGACGGGTCGTTTAATACTTTTATTGGACAAGGAAAGCCGTTTTATGCAACGGCTAATCCTTTTCAATCAGGTTTAACAATTACCAATAGCACATTAGATTCAAGCCCAATTGGTTCAAATAGCCCATCTACGGGTGTTTTTACTAATATCAGCACCACAACTGGCCAAATAACAACCCAGCCAAGCGGTGCAACCGATATTGTTAACTTATTGGCATTGCAATCTTATGCCGCTGGCATTAGCTGGAAACAACCAGTAGCTTGTGCGACTTTAACTAACATTAGTCTTACAGGGCTTCAAACGATTGATGGTTACACGACCTTATCTAGTGATAGGGTAATCGTCAAGAATCAGACAACAACGGCTGATAACGGCATTTATATTGCTTCTAGCGGTGCTTGGACACGTTCTTCTGATGCAAATACATGGAATGAATTAGTTTCAGCGATTGCTTTCGTAGAATACGGTTCACAAGCTGGTAGTGCATGGTTCTGCACAGTAACCCCTGGCGGGACTTTAGGAACAACACCTGTAACTTGGTCGCAATTCACGACTTCTGCTACTTATAACGCAGGAACAGGGTTAACACTTACAGGCTTTACATTCAGCATTACAAATACCGCAGTTACAGCCGGTTCTTATGGTTCTGCATCATCTGTAGGTACATTTACAGTCAATGCACAAGGTCAATTAACCGCCGCAAGTAATACAAGTATTGCCATTTCTAACACGCAAGTGTCAGGTCTTGGCACAATGTCCACCCAAAATGCTAATAACGTAGCAATTACTGGTGGAAGCATCACAGGAACGCCTATAAGCGGTTCTACAGTTGGTGGTACTACTATCACCGCATCTACTCAATTTAGCGGTCCTGGAACCGGTTTAACGGGTACAGCAAGCAGTCTTTCTATTGGTGGTAACGCCGCAACTGCAACAACGGCTGGAAGCGCAACAACTGCAACTACAGCAACTAATTTAGCTGGTGGTGCAAATGGTTCTTTGCCTTATCAATCAGGAAGTGGTTCAACCACATTTTTGGCCGCTGGAACAAATGGGCAATACTTAACTTTATCTAGCGGTATTCCAGCATGGGTATCTTTGCCAACTAATGTTTCATCATTTAGCGCTGGTACAACTGGATTTACGCCGTCCACAGCATCTACTGGTGCTGTAACGCTTGCTGGTACATTAAATATTGCAAACGGTGGTACAGGCAATACAACTGGTCAAGCCGCAAGTGTCGCTAATTCTGTTACATTTAATAACAGCGGAACAGGCGCCGCATCTGGTACAACATTTAATGGTTCTGCCGCCCAAACTATTTCATACAATACCGTTGGCGCATCCCCATTAGCCGGTTCTACAAGCTTAACAACGCTTGGAACAATAACTACTGGTACATGGAATGGTTCTATTATTGGATTGCCTTATGGTGGTACAAATGCCAATTTAACAGCGGTTGCTGGCGGAGTAGTTTATTCCACCGCATCTGCTATGGCCATTACTGCCGCTGGTACAACTGGTCAATTTTTAACATCCAATGGTTCTGGCGCCCCAAGTTGGTCAACAGTAACTACCGCTATTACCATTACAGATGACACTAGTTCTGCAACACCTTATTACCCATTGTTTGCCAGGGTAACTTCAGGAACAACCAATACTGAATACACCAGTTCTACAAAATTAAATTACACGCCTTCTACCGGTCTTTTGGCCGCAACATCATTTAGTGGCGCTGGAACGGGTCTTACTGGAACAGCAACTAGTTTAAGCATTGGCGGAAATGCGGCAACTGCAACTTCTGCAACAACAGCGACTAATTTGGCCGGTGGAGTAGCTGGTGCAGTTCCTTATCAATCCGCAACTAATACAACTGGATTTACTGCGGCTGGAACAACTGGACAGATTCTTCAGTCTAATGGCACATCAGCCCCTACTTGGGTAACATTTACTGGTGGCGCAACAATTACAGACGATACAACGACTAATGCTACTCGTTATCCATTGTTTGCAGCAGCCACAAGCGGAACACTATCAACTGCTTATACATCAAGCACAGAGTTAAAATGGAATCCCTCTACAGGCGATTTATCTGCCCCGCAAAGTATTGCAAGCAACGGATTGATTCAAAACAGCGCAACAGTATCTAATAGTTATACTATTGCAACAGGAAATAACGCTGTTTCTGTTGGCCCAATCACAGTAGCAAGTGGTAAGTCAGTCACAGTTTCAAGCGGTCAACGATGGGTGGTTTTATGAGTTCTATTGTTATATCAGGCGATACAAGCGGGGCAATTACCCTAGCCGCCCCAAGCGTAGCTGGTACGAATACTGCTACCCTTCCTGCTGCTACTGGCACAGTAATGGTTAGCGGTAATATGCCAGC